TCATATTTTGGAACAATTACTAAACGATGGTTAATTAATTATTGTAATGGTAATTATGGTAAAAAAATTAAGAAAGATACTATTGAAGACTTAGCCCAAGATATCTCTCATTCTTATGGGTTGGATGAGGTTATAACTCCTAATGATAGATTATCTAATTTTATAGATGATTATGTAGAGCATATTACTAATAACATTTATAATATATTTCCTAAATCTAATGATGCTAAAGTAGCAGATGCTGTTTTAGAGTTATTTAGAAAAAGATCTGACATTGATATCTTTAGTAAGAAAGCATTATATCTTCACATACGTGAACTAGGTGATTTTAAAACACCTAAAATTACTAAGGTATCTAATAGATTAAGTAATATATTTAAAGATAATTATACATTTTATTTAGAAAATGGGTATGTTAATTTTAAAACCCATTAAATCATAAATATTTATAACAAAATTATTTATTATTATGAGTAATCTTGATAAAAAAGTATTTGGTAAAAAAAAATTCTCTGATCTTTTATCTGAAATATATGAAAATCAGAAACGGAAAGAAACCCAAATCTCAGCCTTAATACAAGAATTAAAACCTTTAATTAATGATATTGGAGATGCTACTTTAATAGTACCTCTTATTAAAGAATATATGGATTTAGGTATTAAAAATGATGAACAACTTATTAAAATGTCTACTATTATTCAAAGAGCTTTAAATACGGGAACTAGTGAAGATGGAAGTTTTGGTTTAACTGAGAATGAAAAGAAACAGTTATTCCAAGAAATAGAAAATTTTAACGGAGGGAAAGATGATAAATAGAACTGGTATATCTAGTATTAATAGAAATTCTAGAAATAGTGGAAAATCTAATTTAGGATCATCTAACAACTCAGTTATTGGAAGAGTTACAGATATCATTTTAAATGAAAATCATCCTGAATTTAAAAATCTTGGAGAGTTTAATAGTATAGGAACTGTATTTTTTGAAGTTGTAGATTCTACCAATACTGGAACTCAAAAATATGCTAAACCAGCCTATCCTGGGTTTAAATCTTTTCCAATAATTGGGGAATTAATACTTTGTTTTTCAGCTGCGGTTCCTATAACAGATAGTACTCTTAGTAATAAAAAAGAATTTTATTATACAAATACGCTTAATTTATGGAATAGTCCTCATCATAATATATCTCCAAGTCCTAGGATAAATATTAATTCTCCCTTAGATAATATAACATATCAACAATCAGAAGCCGGTTTATCAAGAAATCCTTCAATTTCAGAAAACTCTTTTGATTTAAACTCTCCAACCAACCCAACACAAAATATATTTCTTGAAAGATCTAATATCCACCCAATAATGCCTTTTGTAGGTGATATTATATATGAAGGTAGATTTGGTCAAAGTTTAAGACTAGGATCAACTTCACCATCAAAAGGAGAATATGAAAATAAATGGTCATCTGTTGGTACTGATGGAGATCCTATTACTATTTTAAGAAATGGACAACCGGCTAATTCATCTAATACTGGATATATTCCTATAACAGAAAATATAAATTCAGATTTATCTAGTATATATCTAACATCATATCAAAAACTAAATAATTTTAATGCTGCTAGTAAAGAATTATATAATTCTTATACAGTTAAACCTATAGCTCCAAGCCAATATACTAATCCTCAAATATTATTAAATTCTGATAGAATTGTAATTAATGCTAAAAAAGATAGTATATTATTAAGTTCTCAAAAATCTATAGGTTTATCTACTATTGGGAGTGTAAATATAGATGCTAAAGAGCATTATATTAGTTCTAATGATATTAAATTAGGATCTATAAGAGCTACTCAACCAGTTTTATTGGGTGATGATACTATTGAAGTTATAAAACAATTAGTAGGAGCTGTTAAAGACTTAGCTTCTATACTTCAAGTCCAACAAGATTGGCCTAATGGTGAGCTTAAAACATCCTTTAATGTTATAGCTGGAAATGTAATAGAACAAATTGATAATGCTAATGGTATTTTATCTCAATTAAATAATGGTAGTCTTAAATCTAGAACTACAAAAGTACAATAATGGCTAAACAACCTATATATAGATATTCTGATCAAACTGAGGTAACATTTGTTAGAAGTCTTGGAGGAGATTTAACAGCTGTACTAATTCCTGGTGAAACTTTAAAGGATGGTAACACTACAATTTATAGAAAAGGATTAAAGTATTATGGACCTACATCTAATGATGATTATGATTATCAATTAGATTATGTATTTAGTCCCTATGTTAGTCTTAGGGAAAAATTAAAGTTATCACCTTCAACTTTTATAAAAGTTAGTAACCCACCAACAGATGATAATCCATTTTCCTCAACTTCTAATAATCTATCAAATAATGAAGGTCAAATAGAACCCCCACCTGGATTTGAAAATATTCCAGCTGTTGAAGCTGTTGGGCAACGTTTAACCGCACCTCAACCAAATCCTGAAAGTCAATCTAAGTTACCTTTAAAAAGAGTTTTAAGTTTACTTAATATTGATCTTGATCAAATATTAAAGGAACAAAAAGAAAAAGCAAAAACTGAAGTATTAGAAACATTAGATGATAAAACCCTTGATACTTTTCAAAACATTGAATCCGGTGCTGGAGGATCAGGAGTCATAAATCAAATTGGTAATCTTCCATCTATAGCTGCAGGAGATTCTACTTTAAATACTTCATCTCTTAATTTATTTCAAGATAATAGTGGTTCATTTGCTTCTCCATTCCCTACAAGTATAGAATTCCAACCCATTTCAGGAAGTATAATTGATACTAGCTCTGGTAAACCAATACCAGGAGCAAAAGTTAGAAATACATTTTTAAAAAAAACAACAACAGATGAAAAAGGTCAATTTGTAATCCAACATCCAGTTGTCCCTAAAATATTAACTGAATTAGATATTTTATCTCTTCAAGATCTTTCATTAATAATTGTACCAAAAAAAGTAAAAGAAGATGAAATTGGTAGTGATGGTAAAAAAACAGGTAAAGTTATAACTACTAGATACTCACCAACAACCTATGTTCCATACACAGCTAATGGACAATTAAAGTCATCTGTAGGATTAATTGAAGTAAAAAGACTTGATTCTGATTTAAGAAAAGAAATAGCTAATTATCTAAAATTTCCTGATAATGTAGTCCAGGAGTATAATCAATCATATGCTACTTATGATTATTCTATCCAAAAAGGAACCAATGATATAATAGCAAAACTAAAAGGAATAATTATTCCTCTACTATTAACTTTAATAGCTATATATGGTATTAGTGAAGTTAAAAAATTAATTCAAGATTTAAAAGATAATAAGAATGACGCCCAAAAAAGATTAAAAGAGACAATAACTTGTCCTCCAAAAGAAGACTTAGATGAAATAATAGCAACAAAAAATAAACTTGTTAATGGAATTAATCAAACTTATAAAGGAATTGAACAAGTTGTAAATGGGTTAGAAATAGCTGATACTATTATAGATGGAATTAATATTACATATCAATTATTAAAATTTCTACCTACTCCCACAACAGTTTTAGGAGTAGGTATTCCTATTTTTGTAATTAATCTTGTACAAGATGTTAAACAATTTTTAGCTAATAATCTAGGAAAAATTAGACATATAAATAAAACAACTTTAAATATCTTAAGATTACTAGAAACTATTCTTGGAGAAGTTTTAGATTTACTTAAACTTTTAGATACAGCAACCCAACTTTGCTACCCTGATGATATTGAATCAGACATAAATGAAGAATTAAGAGCTCTTGCAACTCAAGAGTCAAATAATCAATCTCCAATAGTTACAAATGTAAATGGATTTGAAATGGGAATTGAAATTGAAAAATCAAAAAAATCTTTAAAGCGTAAAAGAGCTAAAGCCACAAATAAACAAGGAGTTATAATGTTAAGAGGAGAATACTCATTTAGTTCAATAGATCAAATATTAATAGATGAATTAGTATTCTATATCCAACAAAATAATTTAAAAACAGATTAATCAAATATTTATAATAGATGAAAACAACACAATTAAAAAATTTAATTAAAGAAGCAGTAAGAGAAGCAATCCAAGATGAATTAAAGGATATTTTATTAGAGGCTATTAAAGCTCCTAAAACAATAGTTAATGAGTCTTTAATTCCTCAAGTTAATATTGGAAATAAAGAAATAAGTACTTCTAATAGTTTGAATATGAAATCCAAATATGAGAATATGATGGGTGCTTTAGAAGATACAAAAATGTCTTTTACATCCCAAGATGCTGTTCCTATGAATACTATGGGTACTGATCCTGTAAATGGTCAACTCCCACAGGGTTCTGTTAGTTTAGATCAAATTGGAAATTTACTTAGTAGTACATAATGGCTTTTGAACCCCAACAAATATCACCTATTGATTTTAATACATCAGCAGCTGTAGGAGTTAATCTTCCTTTTAATGGCAATGCAGTTTTTATTTCAAATTTTCAAACTCAAGAGGCTATAAAAAATAATCTAATAAATTTCTTTTTAACCAACCCAGGAGATAGATTTTTAAATCCATCTTTTGGTGGAGGGTTAAGAGATTTTATATTTGAACAAATAACTAATGATAATATGGGTTTTTTGGAACAAGATATTACAGATAAAATTCAATTATTTTTTCCTAATATTATTGTTACTTTATTAAATATTTTAAAGAATGATGATTTTAATTTAATTAATATTGAATTAAATTATGAAGTTGCTAATACTAATATAACAGATATAATAAATATAGAATTTACAGATGGCTACTCCTAATCGTGATATAAAATATTTAAATAGAGATTTTAGTGATTTTAGAGCTAGACTTATTGAGTTTAGTCAAACCTACTTTCCTAATACTTATAATGATTTCTCCCCAGCATCTCCTGGAATGTTATTTATTGAACAATCCGCCTATGTAGGTGATGTTTTAAGTTTTTATTTAGATAACCAAATCCAAGAAAATTTTATCCAATATGCCCGACAAACAAATAATATATTTGAGCTAGCCTATATGTTTGGGTATAAACCTAAAACAACAGGAGTAGCTCAAGTAGATATAGATTTTTTTCAACAACTTCCAGCAAAAACAGTAGATGGAATAGTAGTACCTGATTATGATTATGCCCTAACAATAAAGGCTAATACTACAGTATCTGCAACAACTCAAACAAATCTCTCATTTATCATTCAAGACGATGTTGATTTTTCAATATCATCATCTCAAGACCCAACAGAAGTTTCAGTATATCAAATCTCCGGTACTACTCCTCAATATTATCTTTTAAAGAAAACAAGAAAAGCTATATCTTCAACAATTAATACTGTTTCCTATAATTATGATGCTCCTGAACCTTTTATTACAATTAATTTAAATGATACTAATATTATTAAAGTATTAGATATAGTAGATTCTGAAGGAAATATATGGTATGAGGTTGATCATTTAGGACAAGAAACAGTTTATAATAAAATTAGTAATACTAATATTAATGATCCCAACAATTTTCAAAATAGTGGAGATGTACCTTATTTATTAAAAGTAGATAAAATTCAAAGAAGATTTTCTACAAGATTTACATCCCTTTCAAATCTTCAAATCCAATTTGGCTCTGGTACCGCTTTAGATAGTGATGAAAATATAGTTCCAAATCCTAATAATGTAGGAATAGGCTTACCTTTTAATCAAGATAAATTAACAGCAGCTTATTCTCCTACTAATTTTCTATATACAGATACTTATGGAATTTCCCCATCAAATACTACTTTAGCTGTAAGATATCTTACTGGAGGTGGAGTTGAATCTAATGTATCTTCAAATTCTTTAACAACCTTAAATACTACAAATATAAAATTTAATAAAATTAATTTAAATGCTACTATTGCTAATTATATATTTACATCTATAACTACTAATAATTTACTAGCGGCTAGTGGAGGGCGAGGAGCAGATACTTTAGAAGAAATAAGACAAAATACTTTATCTTCAATATCTTCCCAACAAAGATCAGTTACCGCTGAAGATTATTTAATTAGAGCCTTAAGTATGCCTTCTGAATTTGGGGCAATATCTAAGGCATATATAGAAAAACCTAAATTAACAGATAATCAAGTTACAACATTAGAGACTTTAAATCTATTTTGTTTAGCATTAGATGCTCAAAATAATTTATCCATCCCTTCTAGTACTTTAAAGAAAAACTTAAGAACTTATTTATCACAAAATAGAATTATAGGTGATAATATTGAAATTAAAGATGCCTTTATTATTAATATAGAGGCTAATTTTGAAATTATAGTTTTACCTGAATTTAATAATAATGAAGTACTTTTAGCTTGTATAGAACAATTTCAAATTTATTTTCAAAAAGAAAATTGGCAAATTAACCAACCTATTATATTAAGAGATTTATATATTCTTTTAGATAAAATTAAAGGGGTACAATCTGTCAAAAATATACTTATAGCAAATAAATCAGGAACCACATCGGGATATTCTCAATATTCTTATGATATTGGAGGTGCTACTCAAAATCAAGTAATATATCCATCACTAGATCCAAGTATATTTGAAATTAAATATCCTAATCAAGACATTAAAGGAAAAGTTGTTCCATTATAATATTTATAAACATGGCTATATATAAAATCTTTCCAACTCAAGACTCTACTCTATACTCCCTAACCCCAAATGCTAATTTTGG